ACGGTCTTCCGTGTCCACATTACCGTGTACAAAGAACACTTTACGGTCACCGGCTTTCTCTTTAATCATCTCATACAGTTTCTTGCCGTGCTTTTCGACCATCTGAAACAACACCAATGTGTTTTTATTCATACTGATTGCTAAGTTTCTGATGAATCTGTTACGATTGTGACTACTGATAAGGTATTCAATCTCGTCTTGGTAACTCCAGTCTTTAGATTCTTCACATTTTTCTTGTGAATGTTTTAGAATCAAACATTTAATTTGAAAGTCTGCCAAGATTTTCTTATCAATCAATTCTTTTGTTGTGATTACCTGTTTAACTGGACCAAACAAACCTTCCAAAACAAGTTTGTGTGTCTTAGTTCCATCCAAAGTACCAGTCAAACCAATACGATATTTGGTTTTATTGGCCGCAGTCATAATAGTTGCGAGAGATTGTGCCTTGAATAAGTGTGCTTCGTCACCAATAATATATTGAAACTGTTGGAAGTATTCTGGTGGCATCTGGTACAACGACTGCCATGTGGAGATAATCAGTTTCTTGCCTGAGTGTTTATCTTTACCTTGGTAAATCTTGTGTACGTGTTCGTCAACATTGAAATCTGTTTCACTTGCATAGTCTGCAAAGTCTGATGTTAACTGTTCAACCAAAGATGTTGTTGGAACGATAATCAAACCTTTGAGGTCTTGGTAATCTAATAACTGACGGAACAACAAGTAGATAATAAGAGACTTACCTGACGCCGTGGGAGACAATAGAAGTTTTCTACGTGATTGCATCGCCTCAATAAATGCATCTCTTTGGTGGTCGTTTACTGTGATTGGACGACCTGCTGAGTGTAGGTCTAATGTCTTAAAGAACTTCTCTGCTTGATAGATAGAGAATTCATCTTCTAGTTCTTCAATTTCATATGAGTATGAACGTTCATCACAGAATTCTTTGAGGTATGGAACTAAACCAAGATAGATTTCGTTGGACTGTCTGTTGAATAGACGAATCTTACCGTCCCAAATTCGATTCCGATAGGCTGGAACGAATTGATATCCAGGTACGAAGAATGTAAAGAACTCTGATAGTTCCATCGCCAGGTGCTTCTCACATTGAACCTTGGCGTATACCTCGTCCTTTTTAGTTATAATCAAATCACTGGCCATTTACAAATTTTTCCCATGAGATAAAGTCACGCAGTTGCCATGTTCTTTGTTTCAATTCTGACATAACAGATTCAATAACTGAGACACATTCATCATGGTAGACCTTCTTTTCAAGTAACTTAATAAGGTCTTTGTCTGCTTCCATA